AGTAGTGTACTCCACTTGAATACTTTGAGAATAACTTTGATATAAACCTGACATAAAGTCCATTACACTATTGCAATGGGTGATTTGGTTTTCTATGATGTCGCATCCACAGGTGCAAATGGATTTGATCCTGATGCAGGGTATGTGGCATTTATGGCTAACCATGGGGAGTCGATCAGTCTGTCAACCGTTAGGATCTTCTTCCTTAATGCCGCAAAGGCCAAAGCTGCTCTCACTCGTAAGCCGGAGCGGAAGGCTACACCTAAGTTTGGAGAGTGGCAGGTGGAGATCGTCAATAATCATTTTCCTGGAAACAGGAACAACCCAATTGGTAACAACGATCTTACCTTGCACCGGATTTCAGGATATCTAGCTAGATGGGTGCTGGAGCACTTTGGAGAGGGTGAGGACGAGTCACAAAAGGAGCTGATCAAGAGCACTGTCATCAATCCAATTGCCGAGTCCAATGGGATTCGCTGGGGCAACGGTGTAGAAATCTATCTCTCCTTCTTCCCAGGAACTGAAATGTTTCTGGAATTGTTCAAATTCTACCCATTGACAATTGGCATCTACAGAGTGAAACATGGAATGATGGATGCTCAGTACCTAAAAAAAGCTCTGAGACAGCGCTATGGGACATTGACTGCAGACAAATGGATGGCTCAAAAGACATCTATGATTACAAAGAGCCTCAAAGATGTAGAGCAGCTCAAGTGGGGAAAGGGTGGTCTCAGCGATACTGCCAGAGCTTTTCTTGCTAAATTCGGTGTGAGACTTCCATGAGCCTGATGCTCTCCTGGTAGATTCGGCATTTTAATTAGGTCTAAATTTTAATTTTAAATTGGCTTCCAAAAGGTCCATTGGGCCACAAATATAGCAGCAAAATGGGTGGGTGGTAGGGGACAGCAATATGTCGTATGTCAGGTCATTGATAAAATAAAATGTATTCAGTGGAGCACACTACT